TACTTTTGCTTTATCCGGAAAAACTTCAGGAATTACTGTAACATGCGTAGGAGAAACAACCGTTTTATATAAAGGTGGAGCGGCAACTCTTGCCATGTATTAAACATCGAATATTCGAATAAAATAAATATAATAAATTTTATTAATTCTATAAAATTTATTATTATTTTAAAACTTACGTTTTTTACATTGAACTTATAAAAGTCCAATTTAATTCTTTACATATACATTTCCATATAGCGTCTTGTTCATACATTTTTTCTCTACTTTTGAGTAGAGGAAAATATTTTAAATATTCATCTTTTTCTAAAAGTTGAAAAAATTTATATAAAGTATACGAATAACTTAAAAAATTTTTTCTAGTTTTAGGGCAGCATTTTTCGAAAGGTTTTTGAATTTCATTAAACATTTGAATTAATGTATTTTCTAATTCTTGATTAATTGGAGTTCTTTTTTCACCAGTAATTTTTGTAATTATATGAGGTATGTGCTCATAGTACTTGTTTAATTTTAATTTTTTCAAAAATTCTTTAATTTTAGAATAAGTAATATCCTTTTTATCAGTAATTCTTTCTTTTTTAATTTCTGCTATTACACAATTAATAATTTCATCTGGAATGCTTATGTTTTCACGCCCCTGAGTCTGTGAAATCCATTCTCTAAAATGATTAGTTCTTTTATAACAAAATGGTTTATTAAATTCGTGAGTCTCAGAGTGATTCCATTCTGGAATACTCGTAATATTAAAATTTTCTATATTACCACATGTGTAACATACATTTATACCAACAGATGTATCGTTTATCAATTTATTTCCACAATCGTTACATTTAAAATTATAATGGGATAAACTATAACTTATATTTTCTTCTGGAAAACAAGTAGCTATATAATTTTTATATAACAATTCTTTATCATTTTTTGAATCTAATTTTATATATTTTGAGATTTCACCCTTACATTCATTAGATATAGTTTGTTTTTCAGAGTTATCTATATTTTTAATAAAGTCCATCGCATTAAATAAATAATCTGCTAAAATTCTATTGGATTCTATATTTTTAATTTTATTAGTTAAAGCCGTTATTTCATCAATTTTACTTGAATCTTTACGTTTTAAACTTTCAAGTTCATCTTTGTAACTTTTTAAATTTTTACGTTCAGATTCGATTTCGTGTATTTTGCTTTCGTGTCTAGCTATAATTGACGATCTAACATCTGTATGAATTTGTTTTTTCGAAACTTTAAAAGTAGACATTTTATTTATTACAATCTTTTAAATTTTTTTAAACGGTTTTAATTTAATAATTTAAAAGATTGTAATAAATAAATGTCAATAATCAAATTTTCAAATATATTTAAATTAAAAAATTTAAGAAACATTGCTAAATTTTATAGAATCAAATTTGTTTCAAAATTAAATAAAACAACTCTTATTAATTTATTAAATAAACACAACGCAGCCAAAATAATTCAACGCAATTTTAGAAATAAACTTTTTTTATCTAAAGAGTGTCCAATATGTAATGATATATTAATTTATCCATTCGTTTCCTTTAAAATTAACGATAAATTTTTTTATTATGATTTTAAAACTATAGTAACTTATTTTTCAAAAACAGGGGATTTTAGAGATCCATGTACTAGACAATTAATATCAGATCGTAAAATTTGTAAAATTAACGACCTTATTAATTATTATTATGGAAATAGATCCAATAAAATTTTAATATCTAAAAATATGGTTAAAAATGCCGAATTTAACATAATTACATATTGTATTTATGATTTAATTAAAGAACTTGAATCAGTAGAAACATTATCTTTGAATGATACATACGAGAATATTTTACCAAGATTTGTATACTATATTAATTATTTAATTAAAAGATACCCAGTTGAAGAAATTTCAATCGTTTTAAAAGCTTGTAAAGCATCTATTAAAAACCCAACTTTATTAGAGTATTTAAAACTAGTTGAAACAAAAATTGCTGAAAATATTGATATATAAAGAAAACTATTATATAATAATGCGAAAATGGGGTGCATAATATGCGACCCAAAATGTAAATATGAAAATTGTATTTGCGGAGAAAAATTTTGTAGTTTTGACTATATACTTAAAAATTTTGCCGATTTTAACACCCTAAATGAAAGTAAATTTACACTAATAAAACCGTGGAGTATATCTACGATAACAGCAGTGTGTAATTTTAATAGTAAAATAGATGTTAAAAAGTATATAGATATATACGGAAAAGATTGTCTTAAAAAACAATTTTATAATTGTTTACATTATTACATTGGTGTAAAATACCAACCTAAAACTAAGATTTCTGTTAAAATTTTTTCTAACGGAAAAATACAAATGGCCGGCGTATTAAATGTAACAGCTATTTCATATGCTGTTAGAAAGATATTTAAACGTTTATCTAAAATACAGGCTTTAGAAAAAGATGCCTTTATATCTGGAGTAAAAGTATGTATGATTAATTCGGATTTTAAAATTAATAAGACAATTAAACAAAAATTTTTATGTAAACTTTTTGACGAAAAGAATCTATCTTATATTAAGAGATATTCTTTTAATCCTAACAAATATCCGGCTATTAATATTAAAATCAATAACGAAGATAGTATCTCTGCGTGTACGTGTTTAATTTTTAGATCTGGTAGTATAATTATAACTGGAGGAAATGACGTCAGTGAATATCTAGAAGTTTATAAAAATATAATTAAACTGTTTGAAGAAAATTATGAAGATATATTAGTCTGAGTCTTCGGCATCTTGTTCTGTTATCTTTTCTAAATTAGATTTTTTATCAGTTTTTTCTTTATTATATTTTTCTTCATCTGAATATTCTTCTTGTTGGTCTTCTTCTGGTTTGTCTTCTGCTTGTTGGTCTTCACCAGAATTGTCTAGTTTTGGAATTACATTCTTTAGTAAAACTCCTGACAAAAATTTATCTAAAGTATCTAATTTTTGATTAGAAACGTTTACCTTGTTATTTAATTTATAAAATAGATAAAATAATATTAAACAAATACATAATAGGATTAAAAAATAAATTAAATAGTTGTTGTTTAATTCTTCCATATTTTAAAATATTAAAATATTTTATTAAACTTTTTAAAACGAGAATTACTCAGGATCGTCAATTAAGTTCTCATCGCTTGCGATATCAAGTCCTACGATAAAAGAGCATCTTTTTAACATTATTCCCGATTTTTGTGGATATTCCCGAGTTCCCTGTAAAACCACTTTTAGATCGTTGTTTGTAAAAGTTGCCATATAATAATCTTTAGTAAATTGTTCTCTTGGCAAATTATTTTCACGACAGTGATCGTTGAATGCCTGTGAAAATACTTTCAAAGGGATATAAAGTTTTTTATCGAAGATAACATTACCCGATTTTAAGAAATTTTGTAGAGAATTTGTAGTTTGTTCCATATCTTCTTTATTTTCATGAAAATATTTAGGGAGAATATTCCAAATTCCACGCTTACCGTATGTTTCTAAAGCAGAGTGATAACCCTTAACACATAATTTTAATATAAAAGGAATTTCTCTGGATAGTTTTTTGTCGATTTCAGTATCTGTAACCTGTACTTTTTTCCAAAAATTAATAACAGCTGTTCTTCTAGATACACTTTCGGAATTATTCTTATATCTCATTATTTTATTACCACCCATTGTCATTGGTACTTTCCAATCAATTGTCTCATCGTTTTTATATTTTTCAGAGTATGTGTTTCTACCACCTTCAACGAGTAATTGCCAATCTGTTTGTTCCATTTTGAAATTTTCAGCAATTTCTGGAGCTATAACCATAAACTTATTTACATGTGGTTTAATACCATATTTGGCATCGATATTATTTGATATAATACCAACATCTTCCTCTTCATAAAATTTTTGTAAAATTTTCATTAAAATAGTGCTTTTACCAGCACCTGCCTGACCAAGTAAATATAGAAGAACTTGCCAGTTGTCTAATTCACCAATATCGAAACACATTCTTCCCATAAAAATACATAACCATTTCTGAATTTCTTCCGGAAATTCTTGATAATCTAAAACACTTTTAAACGTTGGACAATGATCCATAATTTTAAACCAATCGTCATAATCATCAAAGTTATCAAATGTAGTATCATGAAATTTACAAGCAACAGTATAACTAGAAATGTATGGATGGGACTGACCATAAGGTACGAAAACATCTGTATATATAGGCGTATCACCAGGATTCGCAATGTTATATTTAGTTATGTAATTTCCATTCTTAAATGCGAAAAGATGTCTATCTTTTACAAGAGTTGGTAATTCTGGACCAACGTATTCCATAAAATATTTTTCAGTATTGTTGATATTACTGATTCCATTTGCCGTGGCATTTTTCCACTGATTAAAATTTGTTTTATGATCACTCTGTTGATAAATATATTCTTTAATACTACAGTGTTTTTTCCAAGCGTGTGTATTATTTCCGTTTTTAATAATTGGTTTATAAAGATTTGCTCCATATTTTGTAAATCCTTCTTCCGGGATTTTTTCCAAAAAATAAAGCAAATACATCTGGTAAGATGTTTTTTTAGAATCGTCTGTAAATCTATTGAATTTAAATAACATATGAGGATCTTCATTTGAAAGTGGATTATGAGATTCTTCTGTAGTTTTATAAAGAAGATAAATATCTCTAATGAGTCTTTCGCTATAAAAAATAACTTCATAAATTCTATCCCAATTATTTTTATATTTTTCAAAATCTGGTACAATTTGTTTAAATTTTAAATAAAGCGCGGTAGTCTCGTAAATAGCTTTCTCCAACTCGCTATGTAGTAAACTTGTATCAATTGTGTAAATATCAGATATATTTAAGTTTTTACATGCTCCTGTAAGAATATTCTTTTTGTCTATCGTCCATTTTGAATTCAAAGTTTCATAATATAAAAGTAAGTCATTTACATCTGCTTTTTTAATTTTTTCCTTAATTTCGTTAGACCAGGTACGAGTGTCGTTTGTATCAGACATCTTACTTATAATATAATATATTCCTTGCTTTTATATAATTTTTAAAAGCGCGTTTTACACGTTTAAAAAATTCAAATTATAAAATAGCTATAGGTTATATGAAGACTTTTCTTCTTTTTAAACAAAACGGAGAAATAGAAGAAAAAACTACTAAAACTAAACTATTTGATATTTCGAGTAGTTTTTTTGATAAAGCGTATAACAGTTATGTAAAATACGAAAATTATATTGTTTTACATAATAATACTTTACATTCAGAGATAAACAAAACTATTTTTTATTTTACTACAGATAGATTTAATGGCGATGTAGCACTTATTAAAATTGATAAGGATAACACCATTAAAAATTTGAAAATGAACGATTATTTTAAACAATTAATAAAAACATTTAGACAAATTGAATATAACAACTCCGAATCAGACTCTGAACCTGATTTAAATCAATATGGTACTCTTTTGTTAAAAGAACCATTTGAATATTAATTTTTTACCTTTTACATTTTACACTTTACATTTTACATTTTACACTTTAAACTTTTATTTTCACTTTTTTCGCGATCTTCTACATAGATGTAATTATGTAAAAATTTTGCCTTTTCTTCAGAAGACATTCCATGTATTTTATCCGAATCGTAAGAAAAAAATTTAACTAGTCTATCATAAACATCTGCTTTTTTAATCGCTTTCATATGTGTGGACTGTTTCAGTTCAATAGTTCCACTATTAGTATTACATACATCTAAATCGTTCTTTTCCATAAAAGATAAAACTTCCGTTTGCTTTTCTTTTTTATAGTTAAGAAGTTCTTTTATTCTATCTTGAATAGGTTTCATTTTCAATTTTAAATTTTTAATTTCTATTTCTATTTTGTTGTATTCTTCTACTTCATGTTTAAAGAGTAGAATTTCATTATCAGTTACGTTTAGCATTTGCCTATTTATTTGTTATTTTTTTAAATTAATTATTTTTTGAAATTAATATAAAAATTTTATACAAATAAAAAACATTCATTAAAAGTATTAAAATTATAATTATGGAATATATTTTAATTGGCCATGCCACATCATGTATCACATTTTTTATCTTATTTTTATTTTCTTCGCTTAAAAAAGATTCAATCATTATTAGTTACTGAAGATTTTTTAATCGCTTAAACCACCGCCATCATCAAACGGGCTAGTATCTAATTCTGAATCATAAGAATCTATATCAAACGAATTATCTTCGTCTATTTTAGACTCTGTATCCGAATTGTCTGACACTATTTCCATTTTCTTAATTTTATCTAAGAGTTCTTCGTCGCTTTTAATAATATAACCTATAGTATTTCTAGATTTTTTAATAGCTGTAGTTTTAAAACACGAATTTTTAACCTTAATTTTTTTATTAAAAGTCTTTAGATTATCTGGAATCTCAATAATTATTTCTGGATAATTATGTATTTTACTTTTTTTAATAATAGAGACGTTATATATTCTTAATTTTAATGATGAAATATTTTCATTTCTTGGAAAAAAAAGTGGAAAACACAACTTTCTAAGATTAAAATTTATATTAGAAACGTAATTATCCCTACACATACCATAGTTATTTGTAGATATTTCAAATAAATATATATAATGTTCTAAATTTTTAACTGCGACAATTTTTGGATCTTCTTCATATTTTTCTACGACGTCTATTTGAGAACATACTAGAGGGTTTAAAATTTCTACTTTTTTAACTACACGCTCTAGTTTAAAATTACATTTTTCTTTTTTATCAGATAAGAGCGTACCACATTTGTAAATATGATATTTAATGTTATCTTGTTTAATAGTTTCGTAAAAAAACGCAGGATTTCCGCACTTACAATTCATGTTTGTATATTAATTTAATCGATAGTTTTAATCTTTATAATAAATAGCAATTAATTATTATAAAGATTAATTAGATAAAATATTAATAATGGATAGAGTAAAGCACCTAAAGTGTATACAAAAGAAATGCCTTAAAATTTTTAAAAAAAAGAACACCGATTACGGCGACGCTTTTTCGCAACACGGTACTGTAGGTGTTCTAGTTAGAATAAGTGATAAACTTTCACGATTCACAAATATCACTCAACGCGGTATTGAAATTAATGTAGAAGATGAGACGTTAAAGGACACACTAATGGATTTACACAATTACGCTGCTATGGCTATCATGTGCTTGGAGAAGAATTAATCGACCTTTTTCTTTAAGTATTCTTTGTAATTATGTATGTGAAACCATTCCTTGTCTATTCCAGGACAGGTGGTAGAACCAAAAATATTAGAAATTTTAATAAAAGTTCCATTAATATATTCTCTAAAATTATTGATATCTTTGTATAATTTTTTGTATAGAACCAAATTATTAGTACTCTCGAGTAAAATTTTAAGTTTTTCCAAAAAACTTAGTAAAACGGTTTCTATAAGTTTCCAAGTATTGTTATTGCTATTTCTAAGTTTATTTTTTTTATCTAGTCTTTGAATAGTAATTTTCCAGCGTTCTTTAGAAATATCTCCTAATAAATAACCAACCCTATTGTTCAATAGGTCGCGTTCAAAAAGTTCGTCTCCTTGGTAAAAAGTAGCAACGAGTGCCTGCGTGTGGCGATAAAATCGATAAACGTTTATAAAATAATCTATTAAAAATTGTTTATTTGAAAAGATGGTTACAAGAAGGGGCATCATCTGATACTCATTAAGAACAAAATTGTTACAGTCCTGTTGAACGACCGGGTTTGGAAGTATAGGCTGATTAGTTTCTCTTAGCCATCTAAAATATTCTGGATTGTGATTATACCCAGTAATTTGAAATCCAGTTTTCCAGGAAAACTGGACATGACACTTGATACACCACATTTGATCGCAGCCGTCAATTTTCGAAATCATTTCGCCACATCCAGGACACGGTTTTGAAGACTTTTTAATAATAAGAACAGTTTCTTTAATAGTTTCGTCACAAACGTGGTCAGTATCTTTAACACACATACAATCTTTACAATATTGCGTGTCGCATAAATTACAAAAGTGTTTAGAACTTAAAAAACCTTTACATTTATCATCTGGACACTTAAAAGTAAAATTTTCTTTAGTTTTATCTTCTTGTAATGTTCCCAAATATAGTCTATTTATTTCATTGGTATAATCATAAACAGTCGCCTTGTACTTTTTAATCAAATCGTTTAATTTTTTAAGTTCTATCATTGCCTCTTCTCTTTTGGCAATTAATTCACGAGTCTTTTTAACTTGAGACGCGCGATGTTGGGTTTCAGGTAAAAGTGAAATTTGGCGTTCAAGAAAAAGATTTTCAGTATGTAATTTAAGTTCATTTTGAACAAATTTTTTAGTTAAATTGGTATTCATAAAATCTCTATCCCAAGTAGATTTACAAAAAATACATTTTGGATCGTCAAATGAATTAAGAATATACTTTTTACAACAAGTTCTACAAGCAAATTTATCTTCTGTACATCCTTTACACTCTACTTTGAAAAAATTTGAGTTGTTAAAAGTTTCGCAGCAGATATCACAGTCCATGATTTTTAATATCTTAGTGTCAATTATTTCTAAGTTAATTATTTTTAAGATAATTATTT